GACGGCGATGGCGTTGCCGAATTGCGACGCATTTGCTGCGCTGGCCCTAATTACGAAATTCTGCGTAACGAGCCGACCGACATGGTGCCGTTCGCGTTCTTTTGCCCTGATCCAGAGCCGCACGCGATGTTTGGCATGTCGATCGCAGATCTGACGATGGACATACAGCGCATCAAGACCGCAGTGCTGCGAGCAAGCCTAGACAGCCTGGCGATGAGCACGCACCCCAGGGTGGGCATTGTTGAAGGCCAGGCGAGCCTGGAAGACGTGATGAATAACGAAGCCGGCGGCGTGATTCGTATGCGTCAGCCTGGCGCCGTCGTGCCGTTTAACTTGCCCTTTGTCGGCAAAGAAGCATTCCCGATGCTCGACTACCTAGACCAGATGCGCGAGAACCGCACAGGCGTCTCTAAGGCGGCTGACGGGCTCGACCCTAGCGCATTGCAGAGCAGCACGTTAATGGCCGTACAGCAGACGATTGGGGCCGCTCAGCAGCGCACCGAGATGATTGCCAGGCTGTTCGCCGATGGCGGCATGACGCGGCTCTATAAGGGCTTGCTGCAGCTGATCATCAAGCACATGGACAAGCCGCGGATGATCAGGCTGCGCAATACATTTGTGCCCATGAGCCCTGATCGCTGGAACGCCGACATGGACGTTGTCAGCAATGTGGCTTTGGGTAAGGGCGGCGACGTTGAGCGCATGCAGATGCTGCAGCAAGTCGCGCAGAAGCAAGAGCAGCTATTGCAGCAACTTGGCCCAGAGAATCCACTGGTCAGCGTCGAGAACTACTACCAGACGCTGGTACAGATACTCGAAGTCTCTGGCTTCAAAGACCCGCAGCGGTTCTTCAAAGACCCAAGTCAGCAGCCGCCAACACCTCAAGAGCCGCCGAAGCCGGACATCAACGAGCAGCTGATCCAGGTGCAGATGGCAGAGATCAACGCAAACATAGAGAAGAAAAAGGCGGAGTTGGATCTGGAGCGCGAAAAGATGCAGCGCGAAGACGATCGCCGGCGAGACAAAGACGAGGCAGACATTGCGCTTAAGGCGGCTGAGATTGCTGCCAGGTATGGCGCGCAAGTCGATGTTGCAGGCATCCGAGCCAACTCAGAACGCGACCGCGAGCTCGTAAGACAGCTGGCCGCACAACAACAGGTGCCGAATGCCCCTGTCGCATAACTCGCTACTCAACATCCAACGCTTGGCGGACGACGAAGACTTCGCCGAGCTCATCAAGATGCTAAGGCTCGATTTCTTCGAGCTGTGGTGCAAGGAACGTGACCCCGCTATGCGGGAGCGCTTACATCAAAAACAGGAAGCCCTTGACGACATTGTTGTGCGCATGCGCGCCGCAGCCGACGAGATTGCTTTCGCAAAACAACGGAATAGCTGATGAGTGATAAAATAGATACACAAGAAACCCCATATATGGGGGGCACCTTGGGCGACGCCCAGGCTGCTATCGCTAAATTGATGGAACCCGCAGAAGGGCAAGCCGAAGATTCAAGCGACGTTGACGAGTCTCTTGAGGGGGGCGAGGCACTGGAAGGCGCTGAGTTTGAAGAATCCGAAGAGGAATTCGACTCAGAAGACGATGATGCCGACGATCTGGATGAAGAGGAATACGACGAAGACGAGGGCGAACAAGAGCAGGCCGATACATTCACCGTAAAAGTAAATGGTGAAAACGTAGAGGTTAGTCTTGATGAGCTTCAGAACGGGTACTCACGCCAGGCCGACTACACCAAGAAGAGCCAGACATTGGCGGAAGAGCGTAAGGCTTTCCAACAAGACCGAGACGCGGTTCTTCTTGAGCGGACACAGTATTCCCAGTTACTGGGAGCTTTGCAGCAGCAGCTACAGGCTTTTGACGAGCCAGCGCCGGATTTTGATCGTATGTACGAGGAAGATCCAATTGAGGCGAGTCGTTTGGAGCGACAGTACCGACAGCGGACTGAGCAGCGAGCGCAAAAGATGCAGGCCATTGCGATAGAGCAGCAGCGTGTGAACGACGCTAACGCCCAAGAGCAAGAGCAGCAAATGCGCGGGCTAATCACTCAGGAAGCAGCCCGACTGCCTGAAGTCATCCCAGAGTGGAAAGACGACAAGGTAGCCGCAAGAGAACGCGAAGAGCTAAAAACCTATTTGCTCGATAGCGGCGTTGCGGAAGAAGAGCTCGGCGCACTCGTGCGCGCTAGCCATATCGCAGTTTTGCGAAAGGCGATGCTCTTCGACAAAGGACAGAGCCGAGTGCGTAAAGCACGCAAGGCTGGTCAATCGGGCAAGACAGTCAGGTCAGGATCTCGTCAACAGCAGGTCAAGCCAAGCGCTCGCAAAACTAAAGCCGCGTATCAACGTCTCAAAGAGCGAGGCACTGCAGAGAATGCAGCGTCTTTGATTGAATCTCTTTTATAAGGCTTAAAACAATGACCATTATTGCTAACACTTTTCTAAAGTACGACGCGAAAGGCGTTCGGGAGGACTTGTCCAGTATCGTAACCATGATATCGCCAGAGACTCGGCCCTTTATGAGCAACATGACCAAGAGTCGCTCAGTCACAAACACATTTTTTGAATGGCAGACTGATGACCTTGGCGCAGCTGCAGCTAACCATCATTTGGAAGGCGACGACCTGGCTGCGTTCACCGCAGTAACTCCAACAACTCGTTTGGGTAACTACACGCAGATCAGCCGCAAAGACTTCATCGTGTCCGACACAATGAAAGCGTTAGATTTGGCCGGTAGGCGGGCAGAAACCGCGTATCAGATCAGTCTATCCTCAAAGCGTCTCTTGAACGATATGGAACATAACCTCTGTGGTTTGAACCATGCAGCTGTCGCTGGTAACAGCACGACCGCTCGTAAGACTGCGCCTTTGGCTGCATTCATCAAGACCAACACGTCTCGCGGCACAAACGGTGCAGATCCAACTGTATCTGGTGGTGTCGTAAATGCTGGTGCTACTGATGGCACCCAGCGAGCCATGACCGAGCCCATGCTAAAAACAGTCCTGCAAGGCATCTTCTCCAACGGGGGCTCGCCTCAGTTCGTCATGGTTGGCCCTCACGTTAAGACAGTGATCTCTGGCTTTGCCGGCATCGCTGCTCAGCGTTACATGGCACCTTCTGACGGCCCTACCACAATTGTTGGGGCGGCTGACGTCTACCTTAGCGATTTCGGTAGCGTTCAGATCGTACCCTCTACCAAGAGCCGAGCACGCGACGCTTACGTCATCGACCCAGATATGTGTGAGGTTGCAACGCTTCGCCCAATCCAGGCTGAAGAACTCGCCAAGACCGGTGATGCAACGAAATTTCTCACCTTGGCTGAGTACGGCTTGGTCGTCACTCAAGAGGCTGGTCTGGGCGTTGTGGCTGATCTATCCACTAGCTAGGACTGACCAATGGAAATAAAACGCAACCTGTCTAACGATGCCACAACAGGCATCAAATCAGACTTCGTATACGAAGCTGGCGAGACGCTGAAAGACGACAAAATCACTATTGCGACATCGCAAGACGTGACGGCAATCGTTGAGGCGAACAAGCGGGCTCGTAACGAGATGGATCGACACCAGAAGCATGGTGAGTGGTCAAAGGTTGCGTCCATTCCATTGAGCGTCTTGTACGACCTGAAAGCGAGAGGCATTGCCGACGATCCTAAAAAGATGAAGGCATGGCTTAACGACCCAGATAACCGCGCGTTCCGCACGCGAGACGCGCGTATCTGATGGCGATCTCGACGTACTCAGAGCTCCAGGCGAGCGTAGCCGATTGGCTAAACCGCACGGATTTGACGAGTGCGATAGGTGACTTTGTGGCTTTGGCGGAATCGCAGTTTAACCGCAGCATCCGTCATCGCTACATGATTACTCGATCCCAGGCGACGATCGACAGCGAATACAGCGCAACACCGGCAGATTGGATACAGACGGTGAGTCTGATTCTCGAGACCAACCCTGTGACGCAGATGGAGTTTGTCACGAACGAAGCGCTGAACGCGCTGAAGTCTGGCAGCAGTGCTACTGGCACGCCGTCTCGATACAGCCACGTTGGCACAGAGATCCAGGTCTTTCCATCACCAGACAACACGGCTACTGGGTACACGGCAGAGCTCGTTTACTACGCCAAGATCGAAGCGCTTTCCGACTCGAACACAAGCAACTGGCTGCTCACGCACAACCCAGACATCTATCTATATGGCACGTTGATGCAGAGCGCACCTTACCTGCAGAACGACGAGCGCATCACGGTATGGGCGAGCCTATATCAGCGCGCGATCGATGACCTGGAAATTTCAAACCAACGAACAGCTGGTCAGACCAGCGTGAAGATGAGAGCCGCTGCGCTCCAATAGGAAACTAAAATGGCTGGATTTTCTGACTATCTTGAAAACAAATTGCTGGCGCATGCGTTCAGCAACACGTCTTACACGAGCCCAAGCACTGTCTACCTTGGCCTCTTCACCAGTGCGCCAACGGACGCCGGTGGTGGCACTGAACTCTCTGGCAGTGGATATGCGCGGCAAAGTTGCGCGTTTACGACAACAGGCGCTGCGTCAACGAACGCATCCGCTGTTGACTTCCCAACCGCCACAGGCAACTGGGGCACGATTGTCGCTGTGGGCATCTTCGACGCATCTTCCAGCGGAAACTTTTTGGGATGGTCTAACCTGACGTCGAGCAGAACAATCGAAACCGGCGACGTGTTTCGATTCCCAGCTGGTGACGTGGACATCACCTTAGACTGATGAGTCAAGGGTGGGGTTACGGCAGTTTTGGTGAGGGACGATATGGCGAGTGGAGTTATGTCGATGCTTCTGCGACGGTCACAACTTCATCGGCTGTGGCAGTGGCTCCGCAGGTCGTTGCGATCTCTGGGGCAGCTGTCAATTCTTCTTCTGTGGTTTCTGCCGATGGCGTTCGCGCTCGCACGGCAAGCGCGAGCATTGCCAGCACGTCTTCGGTCTCTAGTGCAGCGACACGTTTTAGAACCGCTAGCGCGCTGGTTGCCGCATCGTCCTCATTGGCAGCAAGCGCTGAAGTCATATCCGGCTCAGCTGTCGCAATCTCTGCGTCGTCTTCGATCGCAGCTGCGGCAGAAGTTATCTCTGGATCGTCTGTTGCGATCACCGCGACATCTTCTGTCTCAGCTGCAGCGGAAGTCATATCCCCAGCGGCTGTTGCAATTTCTGCGTCATCAAGTATCTCGGCTGACGCAGAAGTTATCACAAAGTCGTCAGTCACTATCTCAGCTGCATCAAGCGTTTCTGCAGATGCTGAGACAATTACGAGTGCGGCTGCAGCGATTGACGCAGTCTCTGCGGTCTCTGCGGATGCTGAGCGGACGAGGACTGCGATCTCTCAAATCGTTTGCTCATCGACTGTTGCTGCGGATTCGCAAAGGTTTAGAAATGGCCAGGCGTCCTTAGCAAGCAGCGCGACGGTCGGCGCAAGCGCCGTTACTGTCGTTTCCGCTGCCGCATCGCTAAACGCTTCTTCTGCGATCTCAGCGACCAGTGTAAGCACGAAGGCGGCACAAGCGCTTCTTGCGAGCTCGTCTACGATCACTGCTGCTGCAAAACGCTTTAGAAATTTCGATGCCCTGGTCGCCGCAACGTCGAGCATTACGTCTGCTGGCCAATCGATCACGACGGCTGCAGCAAGCATATCAGCGAGTTCGGCAGTCAGTGCTGTAGCTGGTCGCATTAGACCGGCTAGCGTCGTCATTGCAGGCGCGTCGCAAATTGTCTCTGCCGGTCAAAGGCTAAGACACGGCCAGGCCGCGATTGCAGCGTCTTCTGCAGCCTCTGCTTCGTCTGTCACTGTCGTTGCGGCTTCTGCAGATATCGTTGCATCGAGCTCAGTAAACGCTGACGCAATTACATTGACGAGTGCCGCTGCAGCCGTCGCTGCGAGCTCAAGTGTCTCAGCTGGTGGCGGTCGCATTCGATTTGGTTCTGCTGCGCTGTCTTCATCTGCAACGATTTCAGCAACTGGTCAAAAATTCGAGAACGTGCAGGCGCTGATTACTGCTTCTTCGGCCATAACTTCAGCAGCAGTGACGGTGGTTGCCGGCAGCATAAATGTCAGCGCAACGAGCACCATCAGCGCTGATTCAAATGTCTTGGTTTCTGCAGCGGCTGCAATCGACGCGACATCGAGCGTTTCTGCGAGCGCAGCATTGCTACGAAATGGCGCGGCTGCACTGCAATCGGCAGCATCTATTGCAGCTGATGCGCAAAGGCGTAGAAGCGCAGCTGTCGCGATCACTGCAGCGTCGTCAGTCAGTGCGACTGCGTTATCGATCACAACTGGCGCCGCGCAAGTCACGGCTACTAGCGCTGTGTCTGCATCGGCTTCTGTGATTCAAGTTGGCGCAGCGTCGATTGATGCCGTCTCAACGGTTGTAGCAGGCGGCGGTCAGATCCGGTTTGGATCGGCAGCGATCTCTGCACAAAGCAGCGTTGCAGCAAACGGCGAAATCAAATGGCAAACGGAACCAGGCGCAATAACCGCTTGGTCAGACGAATCAAGCGTAAGCACGATTTACTTAGTTCAGCCCTCTGCTACGACCAGCTGGTCGGCTGAGAGCGACAGCACAACCACATACACAAAACAGCTCAGTGCCAGCACATCATGGCAACGGGCAGCTTGAGGAATAAATAATGGCTGATACGTTTAACAATGATTTGCGCGTCCGCGAGCAAGAGGCCGGCTCTAACAGCGGAACCTGGGGCGGCTTGCTAAACACAACGATCAGCAACCTGGCGTCAGCCTTCGGCCAAGGCAGCGAAGCGATCCCTAACGCATCAACGCACACGATAACCCTGGCAGACGGCGCTGCCGATGAAGCGCGCAGCATGTACTTGAAATGCACCGGCGGTGGCCAGGCATGCACAGTGACGCTCGCGCCAAATACCATCAGCAAGGTCTGGATTATCAGCAATGAGACGTCTTTTACGCTGACGTTTAATCAGGGCTCCGGCGCGAACGTGGCGGTTGCTGCTGGTGCCGTAAAGATGATTGTGACAGACGGTGCTGGCGCTAGTGGTGCCGTGACGGATGCGTTGAGTGGGCTTGCGGGTGTATTCAGCACACTCACTCTGGGTGCTACAGCAATCACTGCGACAGGTACTGAACTTAACCTGTTGGACGGCGTTACAGCTACCACTGCAGAACTGAACTACGTTGACGGCGTGACTTCAGCCATTCAGACACAGATAAACACTAAGGCACCTCTGGCATCGCCTACCTTTACTGGCACAGCCACGATGGATGGGCTTACTGTTGCTAATACAGCGGTTGTTGCGGGTGATTTTGATGGAGGCACTGCGGCTACTTACATAAGACTGCAAGATGACACAGATAACTTTTTGTTTGGCTCAAACAACTCATTAGGAAATTTTTTAATTAAAAATGAGACAGCAGATGCTTTAAGGCTGTCCGTTGCTAATACAGGCGACATCAGCTTCTACGAAGACACAGGCACTACGCCTAAGTTGTTCTGGGATGCTTCTGCGGAGTCTTTGGGTATTGGCACTACCAGCCCTATTGTTGCAGGCAGTGGCTTTACTGGGTTGGCGATAGATGGAACTGCCTCGTCAATTACTCTGACAAACGGTGCAGACCAAACAGCTTACATTTACAACAGCGCAAGTGAAGGGCATCTGACCTTTGAGATGGTTGGAGATATGCGATTTAGACCCGGCAGTGCAGAACGCATGCGCCTGACCTCATCAGGCAGCTTGCTTTTGGGGAAATCGACTACTGGTGACTACGTCACTGGCATTGAGATGCAGCCCGCTGGAGCTATTTTGTCTTACCGCAATGGTGGTGTGGCTAGCATTTTTGGTAGAACCAATGATGGTGAGATAACACGATTTACGCGCAATGGCTCAATTATAGGCGCTATTGGTACTCTAAGCGGTGACCTAAATATAGGCTCTGGCGACACAGGACTAGACTTTTCCGCTGGTCTTGACGCAATCATGCCATACGACCCTTCAGCGAATAACCTCAGAGACAATACGATTGATTTGGGCCAATCAGCTGCTCGCTTTAATGACGCTTACATTACCAACGGTGTCACCACAGGCTCCGACGCAAACGACAAGCAAGACATTGAAACATTATCAGACGCAGAACAACGAGTAGCCGTAGCTTGTAAAGGACTTCTTCGTAAGTGGCGCTGGAAAGACGCAGTAGAAGCTAAAGGCGACGATGCCCGTATCCACTTTGGAATCATCGCACAAGGCCTACAAGCAGCATTTGAAGCAGAAGGCTTAGACGCTGGACGCTATGCAATGTTTATGAGTAACACATGGACTGATGAAGAAACTGGTGAAGAACGTACACGAATGGGTGTGCGCTATTCTGAACTACTCGCCTTCATCATTTCAGCAATCTAGGAGAACAACTAATGGCTACTTTCAACTGGACGATTTCAACCCTTGAGCGCGACCTGATTGGCGACCTAGCGGGTGGGGTCATTGTGGCTCATTGGCGCTGCAACGCAGAGCAGACACAAGGCTCTGGTGATGACGCCGTGACCTACACCGCTACGAGCTACAGCACCAGTGGGTTTACCCCAGACCCGTCTGCTTCCGATTACATCCCATATGCGGATTTAACTGAAGCTGATGTGCTTGGTTGGTGCTGGGCAGGTGGCGTTGATAAAGATGCGGTTCAAACGTCTTTGCAAGCCAATATTGACGGGCAGATCACGCCAGCTACAGCAACAGGCACGCCTTGGGCGGCATAAGGAATAGAGCATGGAAGACGCAGTAATTACGATTGGTGACGCCGACTTTAACTTCAGCGACCTGCAGCCAGAGGCGCAAATCATTGTGCAGCGCGTTCGCATGTTGCGGGATCAGCAACAACAGCTACAGATTCAAATGATCGAAAGCGAGCGCACCATAAACGCTTGGTCAGCCGATTTGCATGACCTAGTGCATGCGGTTGAAGAAGACGAGGAAGAGTCCGCCTAATGGCGACAACTGAGAAAGAGCTAGCGCAAAAGGCGTTGGCAGAGATCGAGGCGCATGAACGCGAGTGCCTAGTTCGCTTTCAAAACATAGAACGTCGCCTGGACAGTGGCGCAAAGAATTTTGAAAAACTTGAGAGACTGATTTTTGGTTTGTACGCAATCGTTCTTGGTTCGGTTTTGTTGCCAATTTTATTGAACATGGGCTAAGCCATGATTGGCGAGATTGCGGCAATCGTCGCCGGCGTCAACGCCGCAACAAGCGCGATCAAGCAAATTGCGGAAACCACGTCAGATATCTCAAGTATTTCAGGCTATCTATCAAGCCTGGGTGGGGCCGAGGTTGAGCTCCAGCGATCGATTAACGAGGGAAAATTGTCAGAGGCAGACGCTGTTAAGGCGGCGTTGGCCAAGAAACAGATATCACGAACCATGTCAGAGATCCGCGATCTATTTACCATCAGCGGAAACGCGGATTTGTATAAGGAGGCTATGGCTTCAATGGCCGAGGCGAGAAAAGCAAAGCAGCAAGAGCTTGCAAGACAAGCGGCAGCCAAGAAAAAGTTTTGGAGAGAGGTTAAGCAGTGGGGTTTGGTCGCAGCGGTTCTTTTGATTTTGTTGCCAATGACATTGGCGCTCTTGCTGGCATACCTGACGCGATAACGCACATAGGACGAACGAATGAAGTTTGACGCAATCAAAGGAATCATCGGCAGCCTGGCACCTACAGTCGCGCAAGCACTCGGTGGCCCGTTGGCCGGCACTGCGGCGTCAGCGATCGCGAAGGCGCTCGATTGTGATCCAGAGCCAAAGGCTCTGCAGCAAGCGGTGCAAAACGCTACGCCAGAACAGCTGGCAGAAATCAAACGCGCAGATAACGACTTTGCCGTCCAAATGAAAAAGCTAGAAGTGGACGTGTTTGCCTTGCAGACAGCAGACACGCAAGACGCGCGCAAGCGATTTAGCGGTGATTGGACTGCCAGGCTTATCGCGATCATGTGCGTTCTGTTTTTTGGCAGCTACATTTTCATGGTGACGATCCAGGAGCCAAACCAAAATTCAGACGCAGTAATTAACCTGGTGCTCGGATATTTAGGCGGAATCGTTAGCTCAATCATCAGTTTCTACTTCGGTGCTTCTAGTAAGGATCAAACAAGTAATGAGTGAACGACTTATTAAGATGCTCAAGCGCCACGAAGGCGTCAAAAGCCACGCTTATAAATGCAGCGCCGGCAAGGTAACGGTGGGCGTCGGTCGCAACATTGACGAGAGCGGCGGTATTGGTCTGAGCGACTCTGAGATCGACATGCTGCTTGCAAACGACATCAAGCGAGTCGAGCAAGAGCTCACGGATCGATTTACCTGGTACAGCAAACTCGACAGTGTGCGACGGGAGGCAATGATCGACATTGCGTTCAACCTTGGCCTGACCAAACTGCTTGGATTCAAGAAGGCATTGGCCGCGATGGAGTCAGGCGATTACTTTTGGGCCAGCACTGAATTCAACGCAAGCCGTTGGGCAGAGCAGGTCGGGTATCGAGCGGACGAGCTCTGCGACATGATTGAAACGGGTGAATACCGTGTCTTTGCTTAACATCGCACCGCCGCCAGGCGTGGTTAAAAACGGCACCGATTTGCAGCAGGCCAATACCTGGTCAGACGCAAACCTGGTGCGCTGGTACGAGGGTGCGCTACAGCCGGTAGGCGGCTGGCGAGCTCGCACGACGTCGGCCATGTCTGGCGTCTGTCGCGCGTTGATCGCCTACCTCGACAACAGCCGCAACCGGCGGACGGTCGCAGGCACGCACACGAACCTTTACTTTGTTGGCCAAGACAACGCTCTGACAGACATCACGCCAGCTGGCTTTACGACCGGCAACGCCGACGCAGTGCAGAACCTGGGCTATGGCGGGCTGACATGGGGCGCGAGCACTTGGAATACGCCCAGGCCAGACAGCGGCGCATACACGCCGGCAACGACTTGGTCGCTAGACACATTCGGCGAATATGTCATCGCGTCAGCTACGAGCGACGGCAAGATTTATCAGTGGGCCAACAGCACCGCCGCAGTGGCAGCTGTGCTCAGCAATGCGCCTGTCGATAACAACGCCATTGTAGTGAGCCCAGAGCGTTTTGTTTTTGCACTAGGTGCTGGTGGCGTAGGTAATAAGGTCGCGTTCTCTGACCAAGAGCAGAGCAACGTCTGGACGCCCGCGGCAACAAACCAAGCAGGCAGTTTCACCCTGGCGACAGACGGCAACTTGATGGCCGGCAAGCGCATGCGCGGCGAGACGCTCTTGCTGACGGACACGGACGCGCATACTGCCAGGTACCAAGGCCCGCCATTTATCTACGGCTTCCAGCAAGTCGGCACGGCGTGCGGTGTCATTAGCGCCAACGCCTGCGCGACAGCTGGCGGCGCGGCCTATTGGATGGGAAACAACGGTTTCTTCGTCTACAACGGCAGCGTGCAGCCTCTGCGTAGCAGTGTCGGCGACTTCATCTTCGAGAACCTAAACGTCACTGAGCGCTCAAAAGTTTACGCCGTCCAAAACAGCAATTTCAGCGAGATCATTTGGTTTTACCCAAGCAGCGGATCAAGCGAAAACGACAGCTACGTCTCATATAACTACATGGAAAACCATTGGCAGATTGGCACCCTGGCACGCACGGCTGGCGTCGATGTTGGTGCGTTTGTTTTCCCTAATTACACAAGCGCTGACGGCTATGTCTATGAGCACGAAGTCGGCTACGCATACGACTCTGGCAGCACTATCTTTGCGCAAACCGGCCCGCTGCAGCTTGGCAATGGCGACCGGATGATGGTCGCGACGTCGTTGATCCCTGACGAAAAAACCCAGGGCGACGTGACTGCCACATTTAAGACACGTTTTTATCCAAATGCAGCTGAGAGCACGTTTGGCCCGTTCGACATGTCGGCGCCAACGAGCGTGCGATTCCAGGGGCGCCAGGTGCAGATGACAGTAACCGGCAACACGCCTAGCAGCTGGCGAGTAGGCAACATGCGTCTCGATGTACGCGAGGGCAGCAGACGATGATCTTGCCCGAGGCGCAGCGTAATTATGATTTTGTGCAGGAAAACCAGCGCAACAACTTGATTGAGCAAGCTGACAACTTGAATCGCAAAAAGAACCAGGACGTCGAGTTACGAAGTGAGCGTCTGATTCTGCAGAGCCCTGACGGCACGCGATTCAGTATCACTGTCGCGAACGACGGCACCATTTCGGCGACGTCGTTATGAGCGAGGCAGTTTTACATACGGCAGAAGACGTCGTTGGGCCATACCGTGAGCTATTAGAGATGGCGCTAGCGCGAGCAGGCGGCACGCACACATACGAAGACGTGCTGCAGTCGATCAGTGTTGGCGACATGTTTTTTTGGCCGGCAAGCAAAAGCTGCATGGTCACTGAGATCGTGCAGTACCCGCGTCTAAGAGCGTTGCATGTTTTCCTAGCGGCGGGTGATTTGGTTGAGATAAAAGATATGGAAGCCAGTTTGATTTCGTTTGCCAAAAGCCTGAAGTGCTCGGCGCTCAGCATGAGCGGGCGCAAAGGCTGGACGAAGGCGTTAAAAGAAATGAATTGGGAAGAAGCCCACACAACATTGGTCAAGCAGATATGAGCAAAGACGGAAGCAGCGGCGGCGGTAGCAATATCGGCCTGCAAGAATTGTTACGCATTAACCCAGGCTTGATGGGCGATTTACAGCAAGGCGGCGGGTCGTCGCTCACCGAGCAGGCAATGGCCGCGCCTCCCGCGTTGCCAGAAGATTTTTACGGGTCTGGCACTGAGATCACGCAACCTGACATGGCGTATTACGAGCAGTTTCCATTGCCTGGCAGCGAGCCGCCAGCACAGGCTCCCGTCGCCGCTCGGCAACCGGCAGGTAACAGTCAGGCTAATGGGATACCGATTTTTGATGTTGGCATTGGCGGCGAAGGCGGGCAGTACGGTGGGCGATCAGTGCCTGCAGGTTTGGCCGAAGCAATGGAAATCGTAAATAGGCAATCAGTCAGTCAGCGAAAGCGAAAAGCAGCGCAAGAATTGATTGATAACTACCAGGCACCGAGTCAGTCGATGCCTATTTTGGACATGGCCGGCGGCAGTTACCGGCCTGCAGTAATGCCCGCAGCAGGGCCGTTTATTTCAGAGTCTTCGCCGGTGATGGGTGACATACGGCCAGACTTCCGCAACTTTGACATTGGGATGGTAGGACTATGAGTTTAGGCAAAAACAAGCAGAGCTCTGAGCAAACATTCGATCCAGAGCTCAAAGGCATGCTGACCGACACGTTCCGACAAGGGCAACGTGTTGCTGCAACGCCATACACGCCATATAACTACGCAACGATTGCGCCCTTGGCGCCTGCGCAGCTAGAAGGCATGAACATGGCCGCAGATACTGCGCGTGCTGGCGTAGGCCAGGGCGAGATAAACGACGCCATTGCAACGACGCGAGCAGAGACAGGCTTTCAGCCCTCGCAAGTGACCGCTGGGTCGATCACTGCGCCAGGACAAGTTGGCAATGTAGGCGCATCGAACGTGCAGAGCGGATTTGGCTTTGCTCCCATTAATAACCAGCAGGTGCAAGCGCAAGGCGTGAGTGCGCAGCAGATCGGCGGCTTAAACCCATTGCAAGCACAACAGGTGCAGGGCCAAACCGTTGCAGGGCAAAGCCTGGCGCAAACGGATCTGACGCCTTATCAAAACCAATACGACTCTGGCGTTATTGACGCGGCGCTCGGCGACTTAGATCGAGCGCGCCAGATGACGCAGAACCAAAACGCAGCGAGTGCCGTATCGGCTGGCGCGTTTGGTGGTGATCGTGACGCTTTGGTCAGGTCTGAAACGAACAGGAATTTCGCGCGACAAGCAGCAGACACAGCAGTCAACCTGCGCCAGCAGGGCTTCCAGAACGCGCAGCAGCAAGCGCAGGCGGATCTCAATCGAGCTCAGCAAGCAGGCATGCAGACGGCGCAGTTTGGTCAGCAGGCAGCGCTCGCTAACCAGCAAGCCGGCTTAACAGCTGGCGGTCAAAACCTGCAGGCTGACCTGGCTCGCCAGCAAGCAAATCAGCGAGCCGGCTTGGCAGCAGACACCACGTCAGCCGCAAACTTTATGCGAGCGGGGCAGCTAAACGCAGCAAACAACCTGGCAGCGCAACAAGCGACGCAGCAAGGAAACATTCAGGCCGCTCAGCTAGGGCAGCGCGGACAGCTGGCAAACCAGGACGCGCAAATGCGTGCAGCATTGGCTAACCAAAACGCGGCCATACGGAACCAGCAGCTAGGCTTCGACGCTCAGCGCTTCAACGCAGACGCTGGCCTGCAAGCGGCGCTCGCTAATCAACGTGCTGGCATGCAGGCGTCTGGCATGCGCCAGGGTGCAGCTGCTCAGCTGGCAAACCTTGGTGGCGACTTGCGCGGTACGCAGTTCGCGGACGCAGCTGCGCTACAAGGCGTTGGCGGGCTGCAGCAAGGCGCAGCGCAACAGCTGCTCGATGATCGTTATCGCAGATTTGCAGAAGCGAGAGAGTACCCATTCCGCATGTTCGACGTGCTTCGCAGTGGTGCTGGCTTGTTGCCTAATCCGCTGACGAGCGCTAGCAAAGGCAGCGGGTTTAACGCGGGGATTTCGTAATGTTTAGCAAAATGATGGCAACAATGGCTGGAAAAATTGGCGCGCCTATGGGGTTGCTGACCAATGACGATGACCAGAATAAACCCATAAAGCCTGACGAGCCTACCATGCGTGAGTTACTAGGAGATAAGGTTGAGAACATAACTAACGCCGTCAGCAATCCTGGCGAATACGTTATGAACACAGTGCAGCCCAGCTTGGATTCGCTGACGAGCCTGGTGCAAGACCCAGCTGCATACGCAGAGCAGCGCATCCGCATGGCGATGGATGGTTCGCTTGAAGATGAAGAAATCGCTGGCGCAAAAAGAGACCAGCGAATGCAATCGTTTATGAACCAAGGTCTTTCTGACTACGGCTCCGCAGAGCGAGCGGTTCAATTACCAACCGGCTATTTTAATACAGCGCAAAGAGGGCTGATGTAATGGCAGAATCATTAAGTGAAGAGCAGCAGCGTCTATTGATGCAAGGCTTGCCAATCAACAATCCTGTCTCTGTGCCTGAAATTTCGCCAGAAATTAGGCAGATGGCGGCTCAGCAACAGCAGCCGCAAATGACAACTGCGCAGCAACTACTGCAACAATATGCAGCGCCGCGTGATTTCCAAGCGCCAGGTTCTTTTAAGGAAGGCGTTACTAACGCTTTCCAAAACGTGTTGGTCAGACCGCTGCAAGAGTCGCTTGGCATAAGAGAAAGCGCAGCCGACACGCTACGGCGATTGCAGGGCAACGTGGCGCGCTTGGACTACGTCAATACGTTAGAGCAAAGACAGCGCGACTCCCTTGCGAGAGGAGTCGCTGGGATGACTGATTTGCAAAAATATCCACCGCAAATTCAACGGGCTTTCATAGTTGCAGAGCAAGTAGAGCCTGGAAGTGGTTTTCAAGTTTTGCGTGATTACGACCAGCGTTTTGACACAACTGCAACGCAGGAGTATTCGTTCCGTGCAGCCCTTCCTGAAGACGAACGCCCTAACTTCGATCAATACCAACAGTCAACGCGCGCGCGCACAAACATCAGCACTGTTGGGAATCAAGCGGACAAACTTTCCTTAGAAGGCGTGCGGGACAATTTTTCTACGTTGCGAGATGCCTATACAACTGGCCAATCAACATTGGTTAACACAGAGGTCATGCGAGATTTAATTTCCAGCGGGCTACGCACAGGTTTCGGCGCTGAGTTTTTTGCATACGGTCGCAGAGCCCTTGATGCGGTTGGATTCGATGTTGCTGGTACATCAGGCGAAGAGCTATTTGCAGGCGCATCCAATCAGCTGGTTTTGCCATTGGTTAAACAATTAGGCGTGAATCCTACTGATAAAGATTTGGACTTTGTTGTCACTGCATCGCCAACTTTAGCAAAGTCAGCTGACGGTAACTTGCTGATGTTAGATGTGTTGGACTTTAAGCGAGATCGCGACACTGCCCTTTACGAAGCGGCTCAATCATTCAGAGAGCAAGATGCGCGAGGTTCTAACAACTACCGCAATAATCCGACGCTTTTTGAAATCGAGTTCAACAGGCACATGATGCAGGCGGCTAATAGTGATGATTTCAGGCAGCGCAGAAGGATGTTGCGAGCGAAAGTAAATCGCGCGGTCAAGGGCGCCGACTATGCTGAGACAGGCGCCGGCGCAGCCGCTGCCAATGAAATACTAGGCGTCACGGAGGAAAACTGAGATGAGTGATCTGGCAAAAGAAGTAGCCGAGCTCAAGGCGATCTTGCGCGCTAATGAAAAAAAGATGCGCGAGCAAGGTAACGCAAAAGGTCTACAAACCCTCGAGGCGTTAGAGCGAGGTCGGTTGCCCGAAGAAGTTGCGCTTGTTCTGCAAGGCGGGTCGCTCAACTATAGCGACGAAATTGGCGCAATGTTTGGCCAAGGGGACTTTGATTACGCAGCAGAAATGCTAAGCAAGCAGCGTGCGGAAAGAGGCGAAGAGCCCGTCAGTGGCTACGACATAAATCTTTCGCAGATTCGCGAACCTATAAACCAATACCG